ATATTATACAAAGTTATGATACTGCGTTTAGTAAAAGCGATAGGGCTGACTATAGTGCTATAACAACTTGGGGTATTTTTACTCACGAACAGACGCATGAAGAGCATATTATACTTTTAGATGCTGAAAGAGGGCGCTGGGAGTTTCCAGAATTAAAAGAACAAGCTTTAGAGTCATATAAGTTATACGATCCAGATATGGTTTTGATTGAGCAAAAAGCAAGTGGTATGCCGTTGACCCAAGAGCTAAGGCGAATGGGAATACCAGTAACACCATTTACTCCGAGCCGTGGTGCTGATAAGTTTACTCGTATGCACGCTTGTGCGCCTGTGTTTGAAAGTGGCATGGTATGGTGTCCAGAATCTAACTTCTCTGATGAAGTTATGGAAGAATGTGCCGCTTTTCCAAATGGTGAACATGATGACTTGGCGGATTCGATGACTCAGGCTATACTACGATTTAGACAAGGTGGTTTCATTATCACGCCAACTGACTATGATGATGAAGAAGATGCGGCTTTTTTACGCAAAAAACGTGAATATTATTAGGAGATTAATATGGATATTAAAAAAATGTTACTGAAGTTATCGCGCATGAACGGCAAAGATATGAGTGGCCTTAGCCCATCTGAATTAGCCGAAGCGGGAACTGAGTCTGGAAGAACAATTTCAAATGCTGATAGAGCTAGAGTGGAAGCAATGGTAGGTAAATTAGAAGAATCTGGAAAGACAATTTCTGATGCTGACAAAGCTATGGTAAAAAAGATGCTAGGACAAACATCTGCAAAGCCTAAGCCTCGTCCATTTAAAAAAGGTGGCAAGGTTATGGGTTACAAAAAAGGTGGCGCAGTTAAAAAGAAATCTAAAATGGGTTGCGTTATGGCTGGACGTGGCGGAAAGTATAAGGGGATGAGTTAATGAATAATAAATATAAAGGTTTTTCTAAATTACCAGAAAGTGTTCAGGAAAAAATGGATTCTAAATTAGCTAAAAAGTATATGTACGGTGGCGCTGTTAAAAAGTACGGTCATGGTGGAAGCGTTGAAAAAGATGGCGTTCTTACAGAAGTAATGCCAAAAGAAGGCACTCCTTCAACTAAGATGGAAAACTCTGGTCATTCTCGTGGCGGAGGTGCTGCTATTAGCGGAACTAAGTTTACTGGAGTAAAATAATGGCTAAAATCATCATTAACATTGATATGGATGAGCTTACATCTGGGGTCAACCAAGTTGTTGATGATGGCATGTATGATGAGGAAGAGGAATTTTCTTGTCCTCTTTCCACTACTGATTCTAAAATAAATTCCGAAAATCGTGAGAATGCCATACAAGAATACGCATATGGTCATTCTGAAAGTAATTCAGAAAAGAAAAAACAAATTTGTGGGACTTGCGAGTATTATGATATTCGAGCTTCTATGTTAGACTGTATTGAAAATGGTATTGGCATGGACGAAGGTTCTCAAGTAGGATATTGCAATAAACTAGATTTTACCTGCGCAGCGGAAAACGTTTGTGACGAATGGAAAAAAGGCGGTCCAATTACCGACTTTAATGACATTGATATATACGAGCCGCTTGAAGGGAACGAAAAGGACATTTTCTAATGGCTATTGAGCAAGGAATAGGTGCAGGTGGAGTTCCTAATGAACCTGTAGTTGAAGACAACACTCGTATGATGGAAGTTCCTGAGCTACCTGCTGATCCGGGCGTTACAGAGTTTGACGATGGCAGTGCTGTTATTGGTGAATACCAAGAAGAAACAGAAGCTGTAGAAGAAATTGAATTTGGTGGAAATCTAGCAGATATTATGGATGAAGGTGATTTAAACCTAATTTCATCTAATCTTGTTGGTTCAATCGAAGATGATTTGTCTGCTCGTGAGGACTGGGAAGATACTTACAAAAAAGGTCTTGAGTTCCTTGGCATGAAGACAGAAGATCGCTCCGAGCCTTTTGCTGGTTCTTCTGGCGTTATTCACCCTTTACTTGCTGAAAGCGTTACACAATTCCAAGCTCAAGCTTATCGTGAGCTTTTACCAGCCACTGGCCCTGTTAGATCACAAGTTGTTGGCGCTCAAAATCAAATGCTTGTTCAACAAGCAGAGCGCGTAAAAGATTACATGAATTACATGATAACTTATGAAATGGAAGAATATGATCCTGAGTTAGATCAGATGCTATTCTATCTTCCAGTCATTGGTTCAACATTTAAAAAAGTTTACAACGATCCTCTAAAGCAACGCGCTGTTAGTAGTTTCGTTCATGCTGAAGATTTAATTGTACCATACGGTGCAACTGACCTTACATCTTCTCCACGCATTACGCATAGATTAACTATGGATTCTAATGAAGTTCGCAAGCTACAGCTTGCAGGTTTTTATCGAGATATTGATTTGCCTTCTGATTCTGAAGATTCATCTATGAGTGAAGTTGAGGAGTCAATTGATGACATTCAAGGCGTTCACCCATCAGGTTCATCAGAAGAGCTTACATTATATGAAGTTCACACTTCTCTTGATATTGAAGGCTTTGAAGACCTTGGACAAGATGGTGAGCCAACAGGATTAAAATTACCATATATCGTAACTATACTTGAAGATTCTGGTGACGTTCTTTCTGTTCGCAGAAACTATTCTGAAGATGATATGATGAAACGTGCGAAACAATATTTCGTGCATTACAAGTTTCTTCCGGGACTAGGCTTTTACGGCTTAGGTTTAACGCATATGATAGGCGGTTTAGCACAAGCGTCTACATCTATCCTTCGTCAACTTATCGACGCAGGTACCCTTTCCAACTTACCAGCAGGTTTTAAAGCCCGTGGCGCAAGAATTCGTGACGAAGATTCTCCTCTTCAACCGGGCGAATTCCGCGACATTGATGTGGTTGGAGGCACCCTGCAAGGCTCTTTGATGCCTCTCCCCTTTAAAGAGCCTTCAGGCACGCTTTATAATTTACTTGGAACTCTCGTAGACGCTGGACGCAGATTTGCTTCAATGGCTGACATGAAGGTCGGAGAAATGAGTGGAGACACGCCTGTAGGAACTACTATGGCAATTATGGAGCGTGGCACAAAAGTTATGTCAGCTATCCATAAACGTTTGCATTATTCTCAAAAGATTGAGTTTAAGCTTTTATCTAAGATTTTTGCAGAAACTATTCCTGCGTACCCATATCAAGCAGACATGCAAATGGGTCCAGAAATATTTGCACAAGACTTTGATAATCGTGTTGACGTATTGCCCGTATCTGATCCAAACATTTTCTCTATGTCTCAACGTATTGCGTTGGCACAAACAGAGCTACAGTTGGTTCAATCAAACCCACAAATACATGGCGGACCTCAAGGTCTTTATACTGCATATAGAAAAATGTATGAAGCTCTTGGTGTGACTAACATTGATGGCATATTGCCACCTCCTCCACCTCCTCCACCTCCTGTTAATCCTTCTAAGGAAAATCAAAACGCTTTACAGGGCGCTCCTTTGCAAGCATTTCCAGAGCAAGATCATGAGGCTCACATAGAAGCTCATATGGCAGTTATGGCTACTCCAGCTATGCAACTTAACCCAAATGCTATTATGGCTCTACAAGGCCACATCCAAGAGCATATAGGACTACTTGCTGAAGCACAGGCACAACAAGAAGTTATGAGCCAGATTCCACCAGAGCAAATGCAAATGATGCAGCAACAAGCTCAAATGGCGGCGTCTCAGCAGGGTCCACAAGGACAAGCTCCTGATCCTATGGCACAGTTTAAACCTCAAATAGATTCTTTAGCGGCTCAAATTATAGCTGACTTAACTGAAGAACTTGCACAAGCTGTTTCAGCACCCGAAACTTCTGACCCACTTGTTGATATTAGAAACCAAGAACTGCAACTTAAAGCGGCTGATATGCAACGCAAACAATCTGAGTTTGAATCAAAACAAGAATTCCAACGTGAGCAAGAACGTAATGATGTTCTTACAGCTCAACAAAGAATTGATGTATCAGAAGCGGCTTTAGCTGATAAAACTAGGATTGCAGAAGACCGAATTCAAACGCAAAGAGATATTGCAAACTTAAACGCACAAACGAAAAGGCAATAACATGACATCATCTGTTAGAGAAAACATGGCAAAACAAGAAAAAGAAAAGAAGATAGCCCAACGGCTATCTGAAACTCCTGTTGAACTTGTAAGGGCTAGAAATGAAAATGGACACTTCATCAAAGACGACCCAAAAACAGAAGAAAATGAAGCTTGGATTGAAAAGCCAAAAGCCAAAACAAAAGCTTTTTCAAAGAAAAAAACCACAGCCAAGAAGTCTAAGTAGGTTTAGTAAAATAGCAAGACCCCAGATATTCCGAGGAATTTTCTGATTTTCTGGTAATTTTACTTGTATTTCCCGTATAATTTTATACTGTATGTTGTATGGACGCATTACACTTAGCACAATATTTATTAAAAAGCGTTCGTGAGCGCGATGTTCGTCTAAAGGACAAGCTCGCGGATGGTTCGATACAAACTCTTGATGAGTATCGGTTTATAGTAGGACAAATACGTGGCATGTCCTATGTGGAAGATGAAATTAAAGCCGCGATGAAAGGTATAGAATACTCAGATGACTAAAAAGTTATTTGTGCCTGAACACGTTGCTAAAGCAGCGCAGAAGGCCATAAAGGAAAATTCAACTATTCCTAAGCCAATTGAAAACGCCTTTGGCAAAGGTGGTAAACATAAAAACGAAGATGATCCTTCTGAAATGGAACAGTCTTCTCTGGAGAGATTGCCGCAGCCTACTGGCTACCGCGTACTCATAATTCCCTACTATCCTAGCGAAAAAACAAAAGGCGGTTTAATCGTACCTGATCAGATTCGTGATCGTGAATCTTTCGCAACAGTTGCGGCTTATGTCGTTAAATTAGGTCCCGATGCTTACAGCGACTCCCAAAAGTTCCCAAGTGGTGCGTGGTGTCGTGAGAAAGATTGGGTACTTATAGGAAGATATAGTGGAAATAGGTTCAAAGTGGAAGGACTTGAGGTTAGAATCATAAATGACGACAATATTATCTCAACAATCCTTGACCCGAAGGACATTTCATATGTATAACTTAGTAGAGAACAAGGAAAATTGCTATGTCTGAAGATATTCGTGAAGACGATGACTTTGAAAATGGTACATCAATAGATGTTGAAGATGATCAGGATCAAGACCAAGAAGAAGGTATTGAAGTAAGTTCTGATGATGATGATGAAGAAGAAAGCCGAACAAAAGTTCGTAAAAAATCTTCTGGAGATGATGAGCTTGAAAATTATAGCGAATCCGTACAACGTCGAATTAATCAATTAACAGCAAAACGTAAGCAAGCTTCTGAAGAAGCTCAGGCTGCCGTTCAGTATGCTCAAACAATTCAGCAAGAAAACGCTCAAATGAAACAGCGTTTACAGCAGATGAGTGCAGGGTATAACACAGAAGCTGAAGGTCGCTTAAATGCTCAAGAAGCTCAAGCTACTCGCGCTTACGCAGAAGCAAGTGAGGCTGGCGACTATGATCGTGCAGCTAAAGCTCAACAAGCATTAGCCCAAATAGCTGTAGCTAAAGATAAAGTTCAAGCTAGAAAAGCTAATGTCGATAGGCAAAGAGCGCAAGAGCAACAGCAACAACCTGCTCAAGTTCAACAACAGCAAGCTCCGCCACAACAACAAGCACCAGTTAAGCGTGATGCTAAATTGGAAAGTTGGTTAGATAAGAATAGTTGGTTTGGAAATGATCGCATTATGACGCGTGCAGCTCAAGCCATTCATGAACAGTTAGTTTTAGAAGAGGATTTCGATCCTACGTCTAGTGATTACTATAAAGAAATAGACTCACGTATGCGTAGAGAAATGCCTCAAAAGTTTAAGGAAAGACGGTCCAACGCCCAGACTGTTGCTCCCACGTCCAATGGACGGTCTATAAAATCAGGGCGGAAAAAATCGGTTGAGTTATCACCGGGTCAAGTTGCTTTTGCGAAAAAAATGAGAATACCACTCGAAAAATACGCACAAGAAGTAGCAAAACTAAACAAACGGAGTGAATAATCATGGGAAATGATCAAAATAGGACACCACGCGACTCAAGTACGCGGGAGCGCACAGAACGCGTTCAAGAATGGCGTCCGGGTTCAGCTCTTGAAGCACCAGAGCCACCTATTGGTTTTAAACACCGCTGGATACGCGAATCTGTAATGGAATTCGACGATAAAACTAACGTACATAAAAAACGGCAAGAAGGTTGGGACCTCGTTCGCGCTGAGGAATATACCGATTATTATGGCCCTGTTGTAGACGAAGGAAGAAACGCTGGCATCATTGGTGTTGGTGGTCTTGTTCTCGCAAGAATCCCCGTCGAAATGGCAGAGCAGCGGAGTAAACACTATCAAGGTGTATCACAAAATCAAATGGATGCAGTGGATCGTGATTGGATGCGTGAAAACAATCCAGCCATGCCAAAGCTAAATCCGCAACGTAAATCATCCGTTTCCTTTGGACAAAAAGGACGCGGAAACTCTGAAGGAGAGTAAAGATGTCTAATCAAGACGCTGCTTTCGGCCTTCGCCCTCTTAGAACTTCTACAAGTTCGCAAAGACAAAATCGGTACCGTATTGCCTCTGGCTACAACACAGGTATTTTCCAAGGTGACTTAGTTATAGTCGCTACTACTGGAACAATTACTCGTGCGCCTGCTGGTGGTACTGCTTTGATTTTGGGCGTATTTAATGGCTGCTCATATGTAGACCCTAATGGAAACCAAATATTTTCCAATTATTGGCCTGCTGACGCAACTGGAACAGATATTTTCGCAAATGTCATTGATGATCCAAGTGCAACTTTCGAAATCCAAGCTGACGCTGCATTCCCTGTAGCTGACTTGTTTGGTAACTTTGACATCGTTGATGCAACTGCAGGAAGTACCATAAGTGGTAATTCTCGCACTGAAATTGACGTTACAACAGGCGCGACGACTGCTGGTCTTCCGCTTAAAGCAATTGATATTTCTCAAGACCCTGAGAATAGCGATGTCGCCACCGCGAACACTAATGTGATCGTAAAAATCAACAACCACCTGTTCAGTGCTGGCACTGCGGGTCTAGCATAAGGAGTCTGTGTAATGGCTATTTCACGTTCCCAGCTCGTCAAAGAGCTAGAACCGGGCCTCAACGCTCTGTTCGGTATGGAGTATGATCGCTACGAAGGCGAACATGCTGAAATCTTCGATACTGAATCTTCAGACCGTGCGTTTGAAGAAGAAGT